AACTCACTACCACCAGAAGGGCCGCCCATAATTAAACCTCACTTATCCATAGTCTAGGGCTAAATCCAAGACTCTTAGCCCTCTTAATCCAGCCTTTTCGATGACTGGAAAATGTTATATATTTTGCCCCGCCTTGACGTGCTACCTCTTTTATGTATTTTAATCCATTTTCAAGGTTATCATGTCTATTTTCTAACGACCAACCAGCCCAAACGTGCAATTTATTACCGTCAGGCTGCAATACCCAATAACCTATAACTCTACTGTTATCAATCAACGCCCAAAGCATTGATCTACCGTTGTAGCAATCTACATACACATCCTCAACAATCCAATCTTCAGGGCTTTTCCTTTTAACATTCTCTAGTCCTGGTCTAACGGAAGGCCACCACGACCTTAGCTCTTGCGGAGTTATATATTTAGTTTCCATTAGCCAACAATAACATAATCGTAGGTTCTCCCTGCAACTACATTTGCTGCGTGTGAAATAACAGCGCTACCTTGTGACGTTGAGCTGATATATGGGTCTTCAAATGTGTTTGTTGTGTATCCATTAGAGGAAACGTGTTGTATCGTAAAAATTACAGACGGAGTTGCTGGCCTTGTAGGGCTTGTTTGAGCAGGAATATTCTGCATTGATACTGATGTATTGCTTGCACGCCACATAATCTCAACGTAATCATTTTTAGCCATTGGCAAAAAGAAATTAAGCGCTGCAATTAAGCCGCCATCGGTAGAGCCATGTCTGTTACTAATACTAAATTCGCTATTTGATTTAGGTACATCCACTCCATTTTGTCTAAACCAGATACTAACGTCCTGAATTTGAGAGGCTGTATTTGAAAACTGAGAACTAAATTGAATATTCCATAAGCCAGAATAAGCTACCGTTACCCTTGACCCGCTAACTACAGACACGCCTAACGCATAATCTAAAGTGTTATACGTCATTGCATAAGCGGTTGTCGTGCTTGCAATAGTTTGATCTGTATCATCCTGAAATGCACCATACGGAACATAAGATGTTGACGATACCAATGCAGTAGGAGTTAGTAGAATTACACTATCGTAGCCTATACGCTCATTGTAAATTGTCGTACTAGTAGCGCCACCGGTGGCCAACGTAACGGAGCCAGTATTATTGGTCTTTCCGTCCATGATACCTCGCACTACCTCTGCGACAGCTCGCTGATCTCCACCAAACGGAGGAAGCGTTCTAAACTGTGTCATCTCAGACCTTGAGTAACAATATCAACTTCCATCCCCACGGCAGTTTTCCACGCACTACCAACAGGTGACGCCTTTACCCTCATATAACGACCAGGAACGCGCATAGAGGCTTTTCCTTCGCTATCTGTACTAACAGCAGTAGTGAACTCAATAGGGTCTCCTAGCAGGTTTCTATTGCATATAGCAATATCAGCCGTTCCATTGTCAATAATCGGCCTGACTGCGGTAATCACAGACCTACCGTTATCAATATCGTTAGTAACAATCGAGCATTGCTTGTTAGTGCCGCCAAACGTAATAATCTTTTGCCCTTGTACACCAGCAAACAGTGATTGACCACCATCCCATTGACGATCATCAAGTGATACAGTTAAAGCATCAATACTAGCGCTGAAAAGGTCTAATCCCTCAAGCGTTACCGCAGGAGTAATGACAATAGAGATAGCGTCAGCAGTAGTATCACCATGCGACCACTTACCGAAGTCAATGCTGTAGATCAAAACATTGGTATTGGCGAAGTTATCCTTAAATGACCAAACAATTAGCCGTTTAACTGGATCAACAGTGCTAGACATTTGGTCAAATTGACTTGTATTGGCAATATCAAAGAACCAACGGTCTATCTTTCCTGCGCTAATCGACTTTACTGTCTGACCATCGCACACATAGAAACCGTCTGTAGCCAAAAAATACGTCAAACCATTGTATTGCACTACACTACCGCTAGAAATGCAGCCTAAACTGCGTGAAATGGCGTCAAATTGAAAAAACAACGGGCTACCTATGTAGGACATACGAAAAATGGCTTTTTCAAGCAGCACTAATCCGTACTCACCACCCGTTAAACCTTTAATGTCGCCACCGTCAGCCATAACCTGACTATCAGCTTGGCTTGTTGCGCTAGGTGTCCAGTTAGTCTCGTCGTTAATGTCAGACCAGTAAACCTTATTTTCTTCAGTTACAACATTAGCAGCTACTACAAAATCACGAACTACCGTCACATATTTAGCAGTAGGAGCGTCAGCAGATAAATTGCTAAATTTCTCGCTCATAGCATTTAATGTATAAGCCTGTAGCTTCTCAATGCCATTAGCTGCAATCATCTCAGAGCCAAACTGAGTAACATCCCAAAATAATGTAGTTGAGTAGCCTGTCGTCGTTAAAGCGTCAAGACCCCTATCGCCACTATCGTATTTAAAAAGATTGGTAGCTCCACCTGCAAACAAAGTAGATATTCCAGCAAACTTACCGGCAAATGTAGTCACTAGAGTTTGACCAGCAGCAGTACTATAGTCTGCTTCAGCACCTAAAGGAGCGTAGCCAGTAGCAACAGGAATACAGTTATTAGCGTCAGTCAACGCACCTGTAATGCCAGGCTGATCTGGCAGCCACTCACCAAATGCTAGTTTTGTCTTAGCCATGTATTAGTTCCAGCAGGTAAGTTATTCCATTCTTCGCCATATATGTAGCCAATAGCTGACATAGCGCCATTTCCATTAATTACACCATTTCCAGACCAAATAGCGTTTGGATAACAATACAATGTTGCTTCTGCTGTAATGTCTGCAAATCCAGAAAATGACATACCACCTAGTGCAGTTACAGTCGCATCTGAAAATATAGATGCAATCGCAGTCCTAATTCGCAATCCATCAGCAGAAAGATCGCCATTAGAAGATATATCTCCACTGCCACTAAGAATAAGACCGCCCATTGCATAAACAGACGCGAGAGAATCTATTTCCCCAGAATCTAGTCTTATTCTCGATGGTGATGCGGTAACAATTGCAGTCCCATCAGCCTGACCATCACCAAACAGAATGCAAGTATCAGGGCTTTCCCAAATTGCGTCATCAAGCGAAAATGGGAGTTGATCCAACGTCCCAAATTGGTCTAGCCCTTCAAGCGTAAATGGGCCACAAATGTCAGCCATTATGCAAGCGTAACAGTCAGGTTACCAATAGATATTTTGAAAATATCGCCTGTCTCAATTACTTTTGAGCTTGTTAACGCAGTATGAAAAAGCATATTTCCACTTGTACTTGCATCCCATAATCCAATCCAGCCAACGGTTCCCCAATTGGCAGTAGCTTGTGGAAATTCAACTGCTCCGCTATTGCTAGTCACACCATTTGACGGCGATGCGAATGCGGATGAAGTCCGAGCATAAGAACCTCCAGATACCTCTGTGCCTGTTCCGCCATCAGTAGGATCAGCAGTATGTAGACTCACATAAATAGTTGTAGGACTTGTGTAAGTCGTTGCTCTAAGAACCGCATTAATAACAGCGTTCTCTAAATAATTCGACATTTCAGCCATAATATTTCCTTAATTAAAAGACATGGACATTGGTTGCCCACTGTATTCGCCAGAATCATCCGCAGCAGAAATGGATGACATAGCTCTTTCATACAAAGTACCCCAAGTTTGCAACCTTGCATCATTCATTAAATACGGTTCTGCCTCACCTAATGCAGCATAAAGCAAAGCATCAGGGCAATTAGCCAAGAACACATTACTAGGATTCGTGGAGCTTAGGAAAGCAGGTTGCGCGTAATACAGCATTTGCAGGACATAAGCACCATCAGGTACTGGCCCCAATTGCAACTCAGAAGCTAACACCGTGTAGCGTTTAGGCTGGCCTGATTCTGTCGAGATAGTCTTTTTATAAAACAGGTTAGGCGTATCGTAGACAAGGACACCATTAGGATTAGCAGCAACGTGAATATCACGCATCTCTAGGTAATCACTAGGCAAACCAACAGTAGAATCGCCACCTGTAGTAGTAGCCTGGGCAGTTACTAGCATCTGACGAATACGCAACTCTCTACGTAAACGCTGCTCTGCAAGTGCTACAAACGTGGGAATAATGCTATCTAAATCACTACGAGCTAGATAGCTGGAGATGGTGCTAGTTAATTCAGAGTAGCTAGTCAGTGCCATTATCGCCCCTCAAGGCTTTATCATCTACATCGTCCCAACTGTATTCATGCGTTCCAATGTGTTTAATGTGCATTGAAAGCTCATGGTCAACATAGGTATCAATACCTGCATCGCCAGCCTTTACACAGAAGAACACATCTTCACCCACTACACCTGTTGGCCCCCAACCTGCATCAAACCACGGAGCAGATAGTGTCTCAAATACTTTCTTACGGATCAGTACCGCACCAAATCCAACAGCAGTAACAACCTCAATACCTTCTTTACCGCGTGAGTCAACATTCGACCAATGATGCCGGATACCCTTTTCATCCTCACTCTTAACCAATAACTTAGCGGTAGGGAATGATGGTTTGCGTCTTGTCACTGCGTTCACACCAACTATGTCCACCTCACGGCTCAACATAATCGTAATCAAATCATGTGGAAATCTCATGTCGCTATCAATAAACAGAACAGCGTCACAGCCCTCTTTTAAAGCCACCAGCGCCAACTTCTCACGCTGGTCGAATATCAACGTGCCAGGCATCGTATAAAGGCTTAAACCGCCCTTACCGTCCTTGCATCTAACTGAAGCATCATGCGCACACATACGGGCAAAATCAAATGCAAACCCAGTATGAACCTCATCACGACATGGTACACAAACGCCAACTCTCATACAGTCCCCCGATAGATTTTCAAACCAGCTTGGTCAGGATGATTCAGCCAACTTCTAAATGCCTTATCATCCATAATCGCAAATCCTCGCATAATCCCCATCTCGTTTAGCTTATCAATTGCTGTAAACGGTATGGAGCCAATCAAATGCAAGTCATCTGTTGCGCCTGTCCTAGCTTTATCTACCTCTTGGAGTACCTTGTTCCTAGCGAGAATATCGCTAATGTCTTGGTTAGTCTCGATGATAATACCGCCATCACCATCTGCATGAACTTTTTGATGTCTAAAGTTTGTCATTAGTCTTTATAAAAAGCCCCCACCAGTTAAGGCAGGGGCTAGTTCATTACAGCGAGAAGTCCAAGTCAGCCACGATACCGTGAGCAGCCTCGTTTTTCACCTCTAGTGTTACCTCCGCCAAAATTTGAGTTTTATCACTATCGCCTGCCTTAGCCAGCTCATTAGTCATGAATGGGCGCAGGAAAGCCATAGCAGCGTACTCAGGATCAAGGATCAGCATATCGCGATTACGCATGAAACGGTCAGGCACGATAGACAGTTGACCGAAGTCCGACTGATAAATGTCAGCAGCACCGATAATCACGCCAGCTTCAGGCTTGGTGATCTGATAACGGTTGACAGCGATACCAGCAAACGTCGACATCTTCTGCTTACCAGCCGAGCCAACGAACACAGCTTTAGGATTGCCACCCGCATCAAAGATCGAAGCGATAACAGTCTTGAGCAATGCTTCGGTAGCAGTACGCTGCGTGCCATCGGTACGAGTCGAAGTACCGGAAGTTGCAGGAGCCGAACCACCACTACCTTGCGACGAGTTAGACTTGATCCAAGACAGCAGCGAACCCATAGTGCGAGCAACCGTAGACGTACCAGCCGACTTGCCTTGGTTAGCCGTGATGATGGTTTCCAGATCACGCTTGAGTTCTTGCGAAGCCTTCGACAGTTGATAAGCCTTTTCAGACTTACGGCCTGCTTTGTTGACAGTCTCCAGAGTGCCGGAAACTTGGACAGTCTTTTGCACGATCTGCGTATAGTTACCAACGCGGGTCGTAGGAGCCATCGTCGCAGACGTTGCATCTGCGCCCTCGACTGCGGCATTAGCAGTGGTAGCAGCGGCCAGCGAGTCAGTCTGCCACTCATGATAAACAGCGGTAGCTTTGGTGCGGCCAATCGACGACATGATTGGGGTCTCAGTAGGCGAGATGTTATAGATGATGTCGGACAAGTCCTCGCGCATACCGATAGCGGTAAATGTTTGATATGTAGGCATGATAATTTCCTTTAAATAAACCGTTCAAATAGTGCCGCAGCGTCAGCTACCCTTCCGGTAGACCTAGCCTTAGCTTTCTGTTTCTTATACTGCTCGTTATTAGTATCTCGAGACTGCGAGACTCCCGACTTCATAACTTTCGGGGCTTCAGCTAGTTTCTTATTGATACCAGGCTTCGACGCTTGTAGCTTGTCGTACTGCATAGCCTTGTATAACGTAATAACGTGACGAGAATCAACAACGCTTGCCAATTCTTCATCTGAAAATCCTAACTCTTTACCGTATGAGCGCACTGACTTTCTCAGTGACTCACCCTTTTCAGGATCAACATAATCAGGTAGCACAGTTGCTAACTTCTCCGATTCTTGCCGGACTAGGTTAGACATCCATTGCTGCCTGTCTTGCTCTTGTTGCGCTCTAATTTGATTCTGTTGAGCGCGTACTTGAGAAAGTTGTTTCTCCTTCTGTGAGAGTTCCGCTACCTTAACGGCGTAACCAATTGGATCGGTTTCCTTCAAGTAGTCAAGATTCTCTGGTTCTTCCCCACGTGAAAGCATCTGCTCAATCACCTGGAGTTGCTGTGCATACTGATCTCTCAGTTGCTTCGCCTCTTGAATCGCGTGGTATTCGGCCTGAATAGCCTTACGATCTTCAGCTACAGCTTGCGATTTTTTCGTATAGTCAGCGCCAAGTTGATAATTCTTAACAAGCTCGTCTAGGGTAACGTCCTTTTCTTCACCCGCAGCTTTCACGCGGTAGGTACGTTCCTGTTCTTCTTGTTCGCTATCTTCCTGTTCTTCACCTTCAGAATCATCGCTAGATTCTTCCTCTGGTTCTTCGCTTTCGTCCTCATCGGATTGAGCCTGTGCTTCTGGTTGTCCTTCGTCGGAGCCTTCGTCACTACCCATTAAACCCATGAAAGCGTTAGCCGCATCGTTTACTGTCAACTCTCCGCTACCGGATTCCGGTGTCGCGCTAGTCGTTTCGCTCATGTTGTTATTTCCTTAATTTTACATGGAACTGCCATGACAGACTACAAAATCTTCCAACGCTTCTTGTCAATAGCTTTCTGAGCCTTCAAGCCTTCCAAGTAGTCGGTAATACTCTCTATCGTTCTCAATCGAATATAAGCCTGTTCTCTGGCCTCTACATCGAGATAATCGCTATTAGTAAACTTAGCTAACTCTGTTGATCTCAGTTCTGATATAAGCTCTTGCCAGTTAGGATCAAGTGTCAGGTTATTAGCCCAATCTGCTTTGTTCATCGTGTAATGTTTCCAATCTCTTTAATTGCTTTAAGAACAATGTCAGCCTGTCGTGTACGGCTATCTTCGTCAGCAATGTCCATAGCCAGGATAGCTTGCAGTTGCTTAACAGCTAACTCAGCCTCTTTCAGCTTCAATTCTTGTTGGTCTTTCTGGTTCTTCATAGCCATCTCAACACCCTTCTGAGCGTAGCTAGCCTCAAGGTTTTGACGGTCTAGCTGCAACTTAGCCGCATCAATCTGCGACATTGCTTGATTCTTCTCACGGGCTACCTGCGCCTTTTCCTGCTCAACCTGCGCCATCATCTTGGCAAACTCAGCCTGAGAATCAGGTGGTGGTGGTTTAGGTGCAGCCAGTTGTGCCTCAATCTCAGGCGTGATCTGGTTCATGAACTGATCAGCATCCTTAAAGCCAGCAGCCTCAATGAACTTAGCCAACGTGTTGCGGTACTGACCAACCGTCACCAATGGATTGCCTGGGCCATACTGCTGCAATACCTGCTCTTGCTTTTGTAGAACCATCTGCAACATAGCCAATTGCTGCTCACGATTACCGGAGCCAAGGCCAACATTAATAGATACGTCAAACTGATTAGCCCAACTACGCGGGTCAAACGGCACATACTTGCCAGCAATACGCAGCATCCTTGGCTTGTCTTGATACTTACCGACCAGCCCAAGAATCCCTTGGAACAGCGACTTAACGCCTGTCTCAGCAAAGATACGAGCAATCAGCTCTAGCTTGCCAGTGCTGGCCTGTGTCATTGCAGCTACCGCAGCAGCCGTTACATTACTCAGAATGTCAGGATTCAAGCCTTGTTGCGCGTCAGATACACCTGTCCGCTTAGCTTGTACCGTATCCATGTATTCCAGAATTGGAAAGGCTTGAGCCGTAACGCTAGGCACTTGAATAGGAATAATGGCATTAGGATTCTTCATACGAATCACACCGCCAGGCGTAGCGTTTAGCAGAT